AACACTAACACGGGCAATGTCAATGGGTATGTTGCCGACACCACAAGCACAAGAAGGGGAGAAGATAACGGGGAACGAAAATCAAGATTCAATGACAAAAAGAGTTCGCCAAATGACTGGGACAACTTCCCAACTCAATCCCCGATTTGTGGCGGAGATGATGGGCTTCCCACCGAATTGGACGGAATTACCTTTTCAAAGTGGCGAAATGAATCCATAAAAGCATACGGAAATGCCATTGTGCCACAAGTGGCGTATGAGATATTCAAAGCAATACAAAGAACGATATGACAAACCATTTTCAAGAAGTACACAACCTCAAACAAGAAATAAAGCGACTGCGATTGTTGGTGGTTGAAAACAAGATGGCACACGACCGCGAAGTTCGGTTGCTCAAACAAGAAATTGTCAAACCCAAAACAGACATAAACGATAACCCCACAACATGGGGTGAAGTGTTACGGGTTATTTGTGAGGTAATGGACATGACACCCGACCAAATTATCACCAAGTCAAGGAAACGCAAACCAATGTATGCCCGACACATGTTCAACCACATTTGCCGAAAACGATTGAACATGACATTCATGGAGATTGGCAACATTTCACACCTTGACCATTCCACCATCATTTCATCAGTTCGGGAATTTACGGACATTTTGGTAACCGATAAGGAGATGCAAAGGTATCACGCCCAGGTTCACACCATCCTACATGAAAGGTTAGTATAAACAATCGCCATTATTGGCGTTTTATGGGTATATGATTGAAACAAAAACCATCATTGTACCCACGGAGTTGAAGGATGTCAAGTTGCATCAAATGTTGGCGTACAATGAATTGAAAGCGGACATGGATGAAACACAAAGGCAGTTGGAATCGGTTGCCATCTTTTGTGAATTGACCATAAGTGAGGTTAAGGCCATCCCGTTTGACATCCTCAAAGATTGTGTGATTAAGATTTCCAAGATGTTGGAATCAAAACCCGTGTTCACCCCCAGGTTCAAAATGAACGGCATCAAATACGGCTTCATCCCAAACATGGATGAATTGTCAACGGGTGAATTTATTGACATTGAAACATACCAAAAAACCCCCAATGATATTTGGAAGGTGTTATCTGTTTTGTATCGCCCCATCACCAAAGAAGGCCAAAACGGAAGGTATGAAATTGCCCCGTACAATGCGGAGTTGAACGCAGATTTTAAGGACATGGATTGCAACACGGCGTTTGGTGCGTTGCTTTTTTTTTGGAGTTTAGGAATCGACTTGTTGAATTCTACCCAGAAGTATTTGGCGATGGTGAGGAGGGGGGAAGTGTCGATGAAGTACGACTTACCGAAAAATGGGGATGGTTTGGAATGGTCTACCGCCTTGCTAACCGAAGTTTCCTCAACCTTGAAGAAGTTTATACAAAACCCATTCACTCCGCTTGTATGTGGATCGCTTACGAAAGCGACATTGCGAAGATGGAACAAAAAGCAATTAAACAACGATGAACAATAATCACATAGGAACGGCATTTGAGGTGATGAAGGACATTGCCGATTTGGAGGGGTGGAACTACTCACACGGCACATTAACCGAATTTGATTTCAAAGCGTTTTTGGTATTCCCGTTGATGCATTGTTCCATTCAATCCGTTTCCTTAACCGATCAAGTGGCAACCATCCAAATGAATGTAATGGTGGCTGACCGCGTGAACTTCTTGAAAACGGAAAACGAGCAAGAAAACTTAATCACCGAGTATTCCCAATACGGATACACCGAGAATCAAAACTACGCCAACATCCTACAAGATTTGTATGTGAGATTTTCAAAAGGTTTATGGCGCACCGAACAAGATTACTACAATCAAATTCAATACATCCGCCCCATCGTTTTCCAACCTTTCGTGGAAACATTGGATAGCGTATTGGCGGGATACCAAATCACAGTTGGAATTGAATTGATTAACCCTTGGGTTACGGATGGCGATTGCGTATAAAAATAGCGAACAAGTTGTTGCGGAGTATTCCAACAAATGGGCGATTGCGTGTCGTACCCTATTGGAAGTAAAACGCCCAAGAACTTCCATCCGTGCCAAGTGGAAAAAGGTTGGTGAAGGTTGGACACCCATCAGCGTATCCAAAAAGACATTCCGTGGGAACTATGTGGCAAGTGGTCAATTGGTAAATTCTATCCAACCCGCACCCAAAGGTTTGGACATGGGAATCACGATGAACAAGACCGCCGATTATGTGCAGAACGGAAGAAAGCCAGGAAAAGGGATTCCATTGGCATCCATGCGTAATTGGACAAAGATGAAACGCATTCAACCACGGGACATGGGAACGGGGCGATTCAAAGGCAAAGCCGATGAAAACGCAATGCGATTCATGATGAACCGAAAGATTAAACACTTTGGTATTGAACCATTCCCATTTGTAACCATGGCACGAAAGGAAATTTTACCATCATTCAATAAGGCATTAACCACGGCAATGGCCAAAGATATAAAAGCAAGATTTAAGCGATGACCTTCAACGAACAACCAAGTGCGATATGTGGGGCAAAATCCCCATTGATTTACCAATTTTATGATGCGTTGTACACCGCAGATTCATTCTATTATCAATGCGATGTGTATGTATGGAGTGGCACAACGACATTGCCAGGTTCACCGAATTGGACAATAAACCGCAAACCCGACCAATATGGTTCGGGGCGTGGATGGATTGACATTCACAAATTGGTGGAACAAATGTTGACCGAGGATTATTTAATTAACGGCACATACAAACCAAATATCGGGAATGGGGCAATGCGTGTTGCCGTCAAAGTGCGTGGGGTGTATTTAGTAGGCACCACAACCACATACACGGCGTATGCGACATCCAATGTTGTTTTGGCTACATTGGGTTACACTTACACATCGGAAGGGTTTAACGATGGATTTTCAAAAGTGGTTTACACGGACAAAACACAAGTTACCATCACCGCAGAAACAACCACGGCATATTTGTGGTACGATGCAACTGTGGTTACTTCAATCACTTGTGGGAGTGCAACCATCACGCCAAACGCGGTGAGTGGGTTAAGTGCAAACGCCATCCAAGGTATTGAGATTGTACAATTGTTGGCAGCGGGTGGAGTATCGGCATCAACCAACATAACTTTTGTAAAGGCGGGGGATGATATTGTGATTCCATTGAATTTTGTGTGTGAAAATAAGTACGGCCAACAAGATGTTTTGTTCCTAAACAAATACGGGGTGTATGATTCGTTCTTGTTTAACGGAGTACACCGCACCACGAACCAAATCAGCGGTGAAAAGTATTCACAACCGATTTACAAACAAACCGACCTTGCACAATCATGGACATACGGCGTTCCAATTACCACACCTTATTTGGTTAATAGTACCCAGGTGATGACAGTAAACACGGATTGGATCACGCAAAACGATGTTGATGTGGTTGAGCAAATTTTTTATTCGGTGAATGTATTGGTGAACGGCCCACAAGTTTTGTCGGCAAGGATTATTGATACCACATTTGAAAAGAAAACCCGCATAAACGAAAAGTTGATTTTGTACACCATCCAAATGGAATACAACCAACCAAAAATTAATAAGATAGTACGATAATGGCAATTAGATTTTCATTATCCATCCAAGATAGTAACACCGATACCATCGGGCCAATAATGTTGGCGTACAACCAACGCACGGCATCGGGATTTATTGAAGGCCAAGAATGTTGCATTGAAAAGTTGGAAGCGTTGGGAGGTACATTCAGTTACCAAATACCCGTGGATTTATTCCAAGATGAATCGGTACCACTTACAAGGCAATTAAAGGACTTAATGAACCTTGCCACCATTTGGACAGATTACACCCAAGATTTCCAAATACCCGCATCGGACACCAACAACCAAATCTTTGCCAATTGGTTTGATGAAAACATGGTTATCGTGGGTTGGAATCCAAACATTGGTAAAAACGCAACTATCTTTATCAATGGATTACCCGTGTTTGAAGGTAGGGTTGAATTGATTGGATGCAAGTTCAAGGATGGATTACCACAA